AGATAGAGAAGGGTGACGCACTTGCCGCTCCAGCCCTCAGTCTGGCACAAACACAATAAAAAATCCAGTGGTCAGGAGCTATCCTTGAAGGCCTCTGGATTCGGCTTTCCGCTCAAATACATCTGCACGTAAGTTTTGAACTCCTCAAAGCCATATGCTATGGCCACCCAGTAACCCACGCCACACATCCGCATCAGCCAGTCAATCTGCTCCGGCCTGATTGCGGCCTTGACTGCGGCCGGCCCTGCGTACGCCTCCCGCACGCGTTTCATTTCAATGTAGGCGCCATGGTACTCGTGCGAAGGGTAAGCAATCACTATGTCAGAGACTCCGGGCCGCAGGCCCTGCGCCTTGAGGTTCGCCATTTGAATTGCGCGGCGCTTGCCGGTGCCGGCGAGCTGCGTGCCATTGGGCACCATGTACGAATAATCCTGTAAGGTCGCGGTTGACCTGATTTCTTCCGGCATCAGAACGTCAATGCTGACCAGCCACCCCCATGCAAGCTTCTGCTCAGCGGCCTCTAGGGGGTGCTTGCTCTTGCCAAGCCTTGTGTAGCGCGAAGATATCGTAGTCAAGTTGTTCATTCACCTCTGCGAGGTGCTCCATTTGAGTGCCGAACCACAGCTCCCATGTTGTCACGCCGATGCTGAAGTCTATGCCTTCATTTCCGACATGGTAATCTGCCTTCAGTGGAATAATCAACGCCTCACCGACGCCCCTCTGGGCTATGCCCGTGTGATACCCGGCCTCCGTCATGCTGCCACCATGGCAGTGGTGTATGGTCGGGTACGGATTTTGCGTAACCACGCACCGCAGCGCCCTCACGTTGGCTTGATGTTCTTTGATACTGCGTGGGAAATTATCGCTCACCCGCAATCAACTCCTCAAGTTCCTTGAGCGAACGTAACCTGTCCTGCGGCACTGCATACATCGGCTGACCACGATTCAGTGGATCAATTAGGTACTCAGGCCGCTTGGCATACTTGGCATTGATCCATCCCGGTATCCGATAAACCGAATGTTCGGCGCCCCTTTCAATCACCACCCCAACAACACGGCGGGAGTCATCGTCCCGATCATATATCCGTAAACCATAGTGGTCGACGCCAATCAACCGAACCTCGATATTGTGGTGCAGGTCTGGTGACTTGAAAGTGTCAATCCAGTGCGTCCACGGCAACCCTAAAGCCTTCGCCCCAGCCCGCTCGGCCAATGAGCCGATACTCTGTACCCGCTCGCCATTCACCCCCCTGCGAACAAAAGTACGATGATCATGTAAACCACGGCACTGTGACAAATGATACATCTGCCTGCCAAACTCCAGCGCTTCATCGATCTCTACATCAGTCAGGGAAACAAAGACATCATAGCGATGGCAGGCGGTATATATCATTGCGTCACGCCCTGCTCGCGTGCCACTTCTTGTACGGATGTCTTATCCTTGTGTGAAACTTCTCGGCGGACATAGCGTCCGTATCCAGCTCAGCTCGACTATGAATGTTGAGAAAATTGCGCATCCAGTTGGTCGCCACTTCATCCGTAAACTTTGGCTCGCAGCAGATCCCGTACGTGTCGCCAAGGTAGCGCATAAACATGGGCTCTCGGCATAGCATGGCTGCGTAGTTCGACAGGGTCCGCTTCCGAGCTGCCTTCGGCGCATTCTCTACAATTTCTCGCTTGTCCTGGTCAATAGCGGTGTTGTCGTCGTCCAGCTCGACCATGGCGAGCGCAAACGAGGACTTGTTGTCCACATTCATGAATGGATGCATGCCATCCGGCTCAGGATTAACCCACAAGTGTAGCGTCCATCCTGACGCACCGTCCGCCCAGTTCTTCAACATCACCTCGTCGTTGTAAAATATACCTCCATCTGATGAGGTGAACACTGCACCGAATCGTGTACCAACCTTCCCCTTCTTCCGCTTCGTGAACTTCTTGAATGGATTCGGGTGACCTATATTTTCCGGCAGTTGAGCCAACTTCAGGAAAATGTACATTCCCCAGAGGTTGTCGTGAATTGCTTTCTCCAGGGTCACCTCTCCTGCAAACACCACTATTCCTGTCTTCATAATCTTGTAAGTACCTCAGTGCCTTCTTCAGGCCCCTTATGTTGTCGCCCAGTAATCCAATACCCGCATTGCAGCTATCACACAGCCACCCCCTGAATTCTCCAGCAACGTGATCGTGATCAAACGACAAAACCGACTTCCTTCCAGTGGGCGGGCCTCCGCATATTTCGCAGTTCGCCGGCTCTGGCCGAGTGTGCGCAGAAAGTTTGCCGCGCCTGTAATCTCGTTTATATTTACTTCTCCGCTCTTTGTTTTTCCTGCACCACGCGTTAGTGTCCCTTCTCGCGCAGGAGCAGCACCGGCGTTGGCTCACATACCTGTAGTCTATATGCCCATGCTTGCACGGCTTCCCGGTAAAATATTTATTCAGCCCCTCTGCAATTGCTTGTTTTCTAGTAACGATGGACATGAACTTCCAACCCGTGCTTGAGCGCAAGATAAATCATGCTCCGTGTGCCTGGGCTCTTGCCGTCCCAGAATGCTATCAGCACATCGGAAAACTTTGCCATCGCTGCATTGCGAATCGGGCCGGCCTTCTTCCCAAGCGACCAGTCCGCGGGAAACTCATGCACCTTGCGACCACGCGAACGCGCATACTCAAGCGCCAATTTGTCGGCGCCCGTCGGACACATGCCGTTGACGAACTCTGCGAACAGGATGCCATGAAACCGGTGAAGTGCTTCGTCCATCATCTCGGCGTCATCGAAGTCTCGGCCGCCAGCAACAATAATCTTTTTACGCACGGGCGTACTCCTTGACCCTTTCCATCACGATGTCTGGCTCCAGATTGGTCAGCGCAGACATCGTTAGCAATAATTGCAACGACAGCATTCCGTTGACGTTAACGTCTTCGACAACCTCCAGCGCCATCTCTTTCAGTTGTTCCGCGGTGTATTTACCCAACTGTATTTCTCCGCCTACACTCTTCTGCAATTTGCATGTACAGATCGTAGCCCCATTCGTTTATAGCGATATTTATGCAAGAAAGCACCATGCGACAATTTTCCTCAGTGTAGCCCCTGGACGAATCAATTCGATCAACGCTCGGAGAAAATGGATGCACTCTATACTTGCTACTGCCTTCCAGAACAAAGCCCCTGCCGCTAAGTTCACATGTGCCAGCGAATAATTTTCCCTTTAGCCACCCCCTGGTCATATCGGTTGGTAGTCCCGCTTTCCTTGATCTGGCTTTTATGGCCGACAACAGGCGCGCGGACCTAACGTCCAAATCTGACAGTGTCTCCAGATAGTTCCTCTTATACCAGCCCTTTCGGCGCTCATAATACTCTGCCCCATGTTTCCTCCAATCACTGCGGCCGCGAATTCTCTTACACTCCCTACATCCTCCGCTAATATCTCTATCCGAGTAGTGGCCCCACTTGCACGGCCTTCCGGTGTTATAGCCGGGCAAGCCGCCCTCAATGGCCTCTTTTCTAGTGACGATTGCTTTATTTTTCATTTCCGTACTCATGAAAATCCCGCGTGTCATTAAAATCTGATTTTGGTATATTCGGCATTATCACCCTCACCCTTCGCCCCTCTGCACCTAGCTTCTTGGCAAGGATAAACGCAGACCTTTGTCCCGTGAAACTGGAATCTCGGTCAGCCAGTATTATGATATCACAAATCGATTCAGGAATTAGCACAGACTCCACGCCTCCGGCAGAAATGCACGCATAGCCGGATGGATTCTCCCCGCTGAACTCTTCCATGCCTGACAGGACGGTCTCGACACCCTCGCCAACAATCAGCGGCTCGTCGGGCGACGTGTGGCCAAGCCGAATCGCACAACCTTTGATCGTTTCGATGGGCGGCATCACCTTTCTCAGCCCGATGGCAATGTATGTCCGATGAATAGAAACAGGCTCGCCGCTCGCATTTCTGATAAGCGCAAGCATGGCGCGATGACGCTCCTTGGAATCGACCATATACATCTGGGGGTGCCCACGCAAATCCTTCAATGACAATCTGTGGTGTAGTGATATCCCGCGCGAGTCAAGGTATCGCCCCACGAGTTCCTTGTCGGTGGCGTTCGCCCATAGCCAGTTCATGTCCCGCCTACGCTTCTCAGTGTCTACCCGCGGCTGAAATACTTGCTCGATCTTGTTGCCCAACACCTTATCCACTTCTTGCGCAGCGTGCGCAAAGTCCCAGCCGTTACGGCCCATGAGCAAATCGAACCCACTACCGGGGCCGCAGTGCGAGCAAAAGTAATCGCCGTTGCCTTGATAGTCGGTGTATCGAAACCTGTCTCTACCCTCGCATAGCGGACACGGCCCATGCTTGCCGGACAGCTCCGCCTCAGTGAAGCCCATTACAGTCAGGATGCCGCGCCACTTACGGTGCGCGTTAGCGCGCGTGTCACTCTTTGCCCTGTAGGTTTTTAATTCCCTCACTACTCGTGCTCCGTCATGCTGGACATATTAACCCAAGCTTGGTGTCGCGGCGCCGGGCGGCCGAGGCGCTTTGCCATCGCTCGCTCTTCCTTGGTGCCCTCAAATTCCACAAAGCCAAATTTGCGCCCCTGCTTCCCTTGTTTTGTCTGTCGCACCATAACCCAGTCACGCGGAATCCACCGCACCACTCTATTGCCTTTGATTAGTTTCATTCAAACCACTCCGAAAATAAGGGCGCCGGCAAGATAGAAAACTTGTCGTTCCAGTCCTGATCCACATAAACCCATGTCTCCAGCAGGCCCTTCCTGCTACGCTTCCATGGGGTGCCCGCAAACGTCATCCTGATGAAGTCGCCCTTGAAGTCTATTAGTTCGATGTATATCACTTTGGCCATGTCTCAATAAAGCCCGCGATCACGTCACCATGACACGGTAACGGAGCACACCAGCACGCTAAACTCAAGCGACCATCGCGGTCGTATTTGTCGCGCAGGCGGTCGAACTCCGTGTAGGCCCTTGTCATGCGCTCCGCATACCCCAGCAAAAACTCCGAAGCATCCTCCGGCTGAACCTTGAAATATAGCGCCTCCTTCAGCCACAGCGAACACTTCTCGATCACGTCTTCCCTTGTGCCGTCGCGCCCAATCACGAACGGGTTGCCAAGCGGAGACGGGCGGCCGATGTACTCACTGTTAGCGAGTTCACCCACGCTGGCCCACTGCTTGTTAAGGATTAAGATTTTGGCCATGATCGTTTCTTGATGTCCTCCGCCTTCTGGCGATGCGCGTGCTTGATATTCAAGTGCTGGATATACGCCAAGCATTCCTTGGTCGGCGTCACCGGCACCTTAGACATATTTTTCGGCCACACTCCGAACTTCGACTTGTACTTGTACGCGACGCTACCCATCTTGTGGCCCTTGCTCGCAGCGTACGCGCAAAACATCGAGTACCATCGCTGCTTCTCTTCGGCGGTCGGCGGCAGCAGCTTATTAGCTTGCTCCTTAGCCTTCTCACGCTTCTCTCGACGAACCTCAATAAGATCGGCGTCGCGAGACTCCACGTACTCACCAGTGCGTTTAGGGATATGGCCGCAGTGCGGGCAGGGCAATTGTCCCTCGTATACATGGCCGCATTCTTTGCAAGTGATCGAATGCTTTTCGTCAAACTCTTCCTGCCTGTCAAGTCTATCAGTGCATGCCGCGCTATCGGTAAGCTTCCATCCGTGATCGTCTTCAAGATACCCGTGCTCGTACAGGTTCCCCGAGTGATCGATTATAATGCTATCTTCTTTACCGGGAAATGTTCGTAGGACCCGCCCACCCATCTGCAGATAGAGACCAAGGTTTCTGGTTGGCCTCGCGAGAACACAACAATCCAAACTGGGACAGTCAAACCCCTCAGTGAGAACCATGCAGTTTGATATGACTTGTATGTCGCCGCGTTCGAGGGCCTTAAGAGCATCGCTTCGTTCCCCGAGAGGAGTGCTTCCGTCGATGTGAGCGGACTTAATACCAGCTTTGGCAAACTGCTCAGCAATGTGAATAGAGTGACGCACTCCGGAAGCAAATACAATTGTTTTGCGATCCGGCGCGATTCTCGCCCAGTTCGTAATGATGTCGCCCACCGCCTCACGGTGGTCCATAACCTTTTCCAATTCGCCCTCAACGTAATCTCCTCTCGCTATCTTGACCCCGGTCAGGTCGGGAATAGTCGGCACAAAGTACCGCGGCGGCACCAGCCGCCCGTTCTCAATTAGTTCTTCCATGCTCGGCGCCAACACCATGAAGTCATAATGCCGCGCCAGCCCCTTGCCATCCCCGCGGATCGGCGTAGCTGTCAGCCCTATGCTGATCGCGCCGGTTTCTTTGTAGTGGTCGAGCAGCTTGGTGTAGGTCGGTGATAGGGACCTATGCGCTTCATCCACCATAACTACGGCAACGCTTGGTAAGGGCAGTTGGTACTTACGCTTCTCGTTCATGTAGCGCGCGCGTAGCGTGTCAATGCTGGCGATCTGTACGCCCTTCCAGTTATCCATTTGCTCGCCGGCCATGATGATGCCGTGCTCTACGCCGAACCGGTTAAGCTTGTCTGCTGTCTGGTAGATCAGCTCCCGTCGATGTGCCAGAAATATCGATTGCCTTTGCTTCTTCTCAGCAGAATGAATGATGGACGCACCGATGACCGTCTTGCCTGAGCCGGTGGGTGCAACAATAAGTATCGACCGGTACCCGTTACGTATCGCCTGTCGGACTTCCTCAATGACATCAGCCTGCTCCGGCCACAGTTCAATCACGAGGGCGATGCGCCTGCGGCAAATCTTGCGGAGCCATCAGCTCTTCTGGGGTCGCCGTGAGAATGCAGGTCGTATTTCCCTCGGGCAAGTTGTCAACCATGTCAGCCAGGAATTCCTCGACATCAACGGCAACAACGATATCCCTCTTCAACAAAAGCCGAGCGGCAACGCGAAGGCGGGTCCAAAACCCCTCTATAACGATGGCACAAAGGCCCATCAGCCGTTCTTCTGTCTCATTTTCCATGGCGCTATCCTACCTTGTTGGGTTGTCACCCGCAAGGGGCAAGAGTATTTCTGTTGTTTCTGAACTTACAGAACTTACAGAACTCCGCGAACGGCCTCTATAAGTAGTTACCAACACTGATGTGTTTCATCCCGGACTGAAAAGGCAGGGGGTAGCCGCAAGACTCCCGAGAAATCGAGGAAATCCTGCGACTGCGGCCGTGGTTTGGCCGGGTCCGTGAGGGTGTTGCATAGGCGATCCCACGTCAGCCTCGCCTTGCCCTTGTAGTGCATGATCCCAGTGGTAGGGCATAATCTCCGTGCGCCGCCACCCGTTACCCGATCCAGCGCAGGCGCATCATTGCATAAATGCATAGCGGCGTCAACGACTAACGCGATTTATCTTACAGGCCCGCCCCATTCCTTTATAAGGACCCGCTGCCGGAAGTAAACCGCTCTGGCCCTTGACGGCGCTCGCGTGTTCGTGTAATGTTCGTTTCCATGAGTAACAAAATTCTACCAGAAGCGCAAGCCCGCGAAAAGATGGCTTCGATCATTCAAGAGTCGAAGCGTCGTTTCGAGGTGCAGAATCAAAAGACCGGCATGCTGAATTTCGCGGCCGAAGCGCGCTATGCCCTGGAGAAGATCACGAACAGCAAACTGTTGCTCAAGTGTGATCCGGAGACCCTGAAGGACAGCATGGTGCATCTAGCGGCCGTTGGCCTCAGCCTGAACCCCGCATCACAACAGATGGCGCTGATCCCGCGCTGGAACACCAAAAAGAATTCGTACGACTGCACCGCGTCTCCTATGTATAGGGGCCTAATGAAACTCGCAACCGACACTGGACTGGTCAACAACATCACCGCTGAAGTAGTGTATGAGTGTGAGGATGACGGGTTCGATGTGGACCTTGGGTCTAAGCCGTACCTGACGCACAAGCCGAAGTACGGAGGCCTTGCTGCAGATCGCGTAATCAACCTGCTCGACCTCGATAAGAATCGGATGATCGCTACTTACTGTATCGCGCATCTGAAGAACAGCGAGTGGCCGCATATCACGGTCATGGACCTATCAGAGGTGATGGCGATAGCCGGCGCGTCCGACGCATTCCATCCAAGAAAAGAGGGCAAAAAGCCCTCGGGTCCGTGGGTAAACTGGGCCGGCGAAATGGTCAAGAAGGCCGTCATTCGCCGGGCAAGCAAGCAATGGCCGCTGTCAGACGATAGCAAGTATCAGCGCCTTCTGCTCGCCATCGAAGCGGACAACCAAGCAGAAGCGAATGAACAGCGTACGGAAGTACGTGCCGAGCAACTGGACGCGGACATGGGTGAGCTGATCACAGAAGAGCAGGTCGCTCGCCTCAAGGATCTATGCTCTACGCAAGAGCTGGATCACGATACCGTATACTCAAATTATGGCGTGAATACGCTCAGCAAAATCCAAATGAAATACTTTGACGAGATCGAAGAGAAGCTTCTTGATCGCCAACGCCGGTACAACGCCGTTCAGGGCCCGCAGCCAGATGCGATAGAGGCTCAACTTGACGCCGAGATCACACGACAGGAGTTGCCGGTATGAAAACAATCACCGTGTATGCAGAAAACGCCCGACTGAAAAAGCGAGTACGTGAGCTGCGCAAACAGCTTGAGGCGTGCTGGGCGAAGCACAAGTATGCCGAGCCGACGAAGGTGCCGCCATATAAAACGCGCACAGCTCCGGGCATTCACTAATGACGGTGTCGCTGGTCAAGTACAACTTCTCTCTGTTGACCCTGCCGCCGCCGGGCGAGACCGGCACGCAGGCATGGCTCGATGCTCGGCGCGGCCGCATCACCGCATCGAAGCGCGCGCACATGATCCTGACCTCGCGCCGCGTAACGCTGAACCGAATGATGGACGAGATGGCGTCCGAGCTGCATAAACCGGCCGAAGACGGCTATAGCGGTAAGTTCACAGAGCACGGGCACGCGTTTGAAGCACAGTCCATCGGTGAGTACAACATGAGCCGGCTCACTGCCGGCGAGATTAATCGCTCTCCGGGCATGATAGTACATCCAAGTTTCGACATTGCGAGCGCCACGCCAGATTTTCTTGAGGGCGAAGACACCACCGGACAATGCAAGAATCCATTCTTCCTCGCCAACCACCTGAACTTTTTGCACTGGGGGGTAAAGACAACGAACATCGCCTATTACACGCAAGTGCAGTTCGAGTCATTCGTTACCCGCCGCCCCAAGATCGTGTTTATCAGCTACCACCCAGACGCTAAGCCGACGAACCAGCTCAGCATAGAGTTGCTTGACAGGGACGAGGAAATGCACGAGAAGTTTACCAGGAAGCTGGAAGAGATCGAGTGGATGCTGACCAACAACGCTCGATACAACGTAAAAGAAAAACCGGCGGGCATTGATGCGATTCCAGATATGTTCTGATGAAATACTGCTGCGCCTGT